ATTACATGCTCCACACTGACTCCTGTAGTAAGGCTTACCTAGTTTATAGTAATTAACAGCAACAGGCCGTAGTCCGCAGTCACATAATGGTCTCATATTTTATTTAAGCCTTTTTAGAACCTTTTCTAGGCTGTATATCATATACAAAAAGCCAAAATCCACTAAATACAATTAGAAATAGTATTCATTGGAGATCACAAAATGGCTCAACTAAGTTCACCAGGCGTAGCAGTTACCGTAATAGACGAATCGTTCTATACACCTGCCGCACCGGGTACAACACCCTTAATTATCGTTGCCTCTGCTGAAAGCAAGCAAAACGGATCAGCAACCGGAGTTGCTGGAGGTACGCTTGCCGCTAACGCTGGCCAAGTTTATCTACTAACAAGTCAGAAAGATTTGGCAGATACATTTGGTACACCTGTATTTAAAACTGATGCGAATAACAATCCTATCCATGCTGGTGAACAGAATGAATACGGATTACAAGCCGCATACAGTTATTTAGGTGTAAGCAATCGTGCGTATGTAGTACGTGCTAATATTGACCTAAATCAATTAGATGCGCTAGCCGATGCTCCGTTAGGCGATCCAGAAGACAACACATATTGGTTTGACACAGCGTCAACACAATATGGTATTTTTGAATGGAACAGCGCCGGCGCAAGAACTACCGGCGGTCAGACATTTACAATTAAATATCCAACAATTATTACAGCAGTAAGCAAATTATCAGCTGGTGCTGGAAGTGCTCCTCGTGCTAGTATTGGTTATGTAGGCGACTATGTAATTGACGCAACTACTACTGTAAACACTGTTTACTTTAAAAATGCTTCAGGAATGTGGGTTGAAGTTGGTAGTACAAGCTGGGCATCAAGCTGGCCAGCAGTAACTGGTACACAAGCTCTGCCAACACTCGGCGTTGGTAAGTCTATTAAAATTAATACTAATATTTTTACTGAGCCAGTAAACTTAGCGGCATTAGTTGTAGCTATTAACGCAAGTGCTCCGTTACAAGGATTTGGAATCAGTGCTGCCGTTGTAAATGGTAAGCTAGCATTATACACTGAAAGCACATCAATTGTTATAGAAGCCGAGGGTACTAATGCCGGACTAACCGCATTAGGATTAACAGCAGGTACTTATGCTCCACCAGCATTAACAATTGCTCCGCACACAAGCGTTCCGCAATACAAAACATTTGATGCTACTCCTCGCCCAACTGGTTCATTATGGATTAAAACAACTGAGCCAAACAACGGCGCACGTTGGAGAGTTAAGAATTATAATGCAGCATCCGGAGCATGGGTCGAAAAGGCCGCACCGTTGTACGCAACTAATCAAGCTGCACTAGCTAGTTTAGACTCAGCAGGTGGTGGTATTAATTTAGCATTGAAAACAATCTATGTTCAGTATAACACAGATGAAGGCGGATCAAACCACACTGGCCCACAATTAGCAAACTTTAAATTATTTTATCGTGCTAGCGTCGGCGCAACAACTATTCAATCTGTTGACATGGCTCCAAGTGTTTTTACTGCGGCCAAAGATGTATCATTCACTATTCAAGAAAGTGTAACTGGTTCAGCAACATTAGCTAATCCAATTACTATTGCGTTTACTACTGCTGGCGCAGCCGGCGGAGCACTTGATGCTGAAACACTAGTAGCAGAAATTGGTAGCTCAGGGTTAGTTAACATCAGCGCAGAATATGACGCAGCCACTGGCAGAGTAACAATTAGCCATAGACAAGGCGGTGACTTTAGAATGGTTGATACTAGTGAAGCTGGCGCCGAATTATCACGCATCTTTACATCTTATTATACATCACCTGACAATGCTGGCTTAGCAACACGTAACCTTTGGAGAGATCCTAGCGATCCTGCTGACAGTACTAAGTATCTAGCAAGTTTATGGTCATCAACTGTTATTAGTGCTGCCGGTTCACGTATTGGCTTTGCTAACGCAAGTGCTGATGCTCCGTCAACTATTCCAGCTAATGGTAAGTTATGGTATAATTCCATGATCGACGAAGTTGATATGTTGATTCATAATGGCACAACATGGGTAGGTTATGGTAACTATAACCAAACTGCTCCAGGCGGTGAAGCAACTGATCCTAACGGTCCAATTGTTAGCGCAACTCGTCCTGCTGTACAAAGTGACGGAACTGCGTTAGGCAATGGCGATTTATGGATTGATACTAGCGATTTAGAAAACTTTCCAAAGATTTATAAATTTAACTATGTAACTAAGAAATGGGTACTAGTTGACAATTCAGATCAAAGTTCAGAAGACGGTGTTTTATTCCGTGACGCTCGTTGGGGGGTTGATGGTGGTACATCAGATATGCCTACAGACAGCACCATTACCGAGTTGTTAACTAGCAATTTCTTAGACTTTGATGCTCCGGATCCAGCACTATATCCAAAAGGTATGTTGCTATGGAACTTACGTCGTTCAGGATTTAACGTTAAACGTTTTGTACGTGACTATGTGAATATTGAAGCTGACAATAAGCGTCTAGCAGGTGACCCGTCAATGGCTACATACTATCCACATCGTTGGTTAAGTGAAGCTGGTAACCAAGAAGACGGGTCAGGTACATTTGGTCGTAAGGCACAGCGTAAAGTTGTTATCCAAGCCCTACAGGCTCTTGTTAACGCTAACCAACAAATCCGTGATGAAGAATCACGTGTGTTTAACTTAATTGCTTGCCCAGGATATTCTGAGTTAGTAGGCGAGATGGTCAGCTTAAACTACGATCGTGGTTTAACAGCGTTCATTGTTGCTGATACTCCGCCACGTTTAACACCCGATGCTACTTCATTAAGCAATTGGGGTAACAACGTTAAAGGCGCTTTAGAAGATAACGACAACGGTCTTGTATCAAGTGATGAATACTTAGGATTCTTCTATCCATGGGGCTTCACAAGCGATAACATTGGTAACAACGTGGCTGTTCCACCAAGTCACATGATGTTGCGCACTATTGCTCTAAGCGATAACGTTGCTTATCCATGGTTTGCCCCAGCAGGCACAAGACGCGGTGGTATCACTAACGCAACAGCAGTTGGTTATATTACTAGCGAAGGTGAGTTCCAATCAGTGGCATTAAACAACGGTCAACGTGATACATTAGCCAGCATTAAAGTTAATCCGTTAACATTTATTACAGGTACAGGACTAGTTAACTACGGTCAATACACTCGTGCTAAAAACGCAAGTAGTTTAGATCGTATTAACGTAGCACGTTTGGTAATTTATCTACGTAGACAGTTTGCTCAGTTAGCTAAACCATATGTATTTGAACCAAACGATACAATTACACGTAACGAAATTAAGGGTGCAGCAGAAAGCCTATTGTTAGAGTTAGTAGGACAACGTGCGCTATACGACTACCTAGTAGTGTGTGATACAAGTAATAACACTCCGGCTAGAATTGATCGTAGTGAACTATATCTAGACGTAGCTATTGAACCAGTAAAAGCAGTGGAATTTATTTACATTCCATTACGCTTGAAGAACACTGGCGAGATCAAGGGTCTAGGTTAATATAAACGGAGCATAAAAATATGTCAATCGCATCATTATCAAGATTTACAGTTCCACTAGCATCAGGACAATCAGCTGCCTCACAAGGTATGCTGATGCCAAAACTGAAGTATCGTTTTAGAATTCAGTTTGAAAACTTTGGCGTGTCTGCTGGTACTACAGAACTTACAAAACAAGTTGCAACAGCAGTTAGACCAACGGTTACATTTGCTAACCAGACTATCGATGTATACAACTCAAAGATTAACTTTGCTGGTAAACCAGTATGGTCTACTATAGCAATCAAATTACGTGATGACGTAACTGGTGCTGTTAGCAAACTAGTCGGCGAGCAGTTACAAAAGCAGTTTGATTTCTTTGAACAAAGCAGTGCAGCATCAGGTGGAGACTACAAGTTTACCATGCGTATTGAGATGCTAGACGGCGGCAACGGCGCATCTGCTCCAACAGCATTAGAAACTTGGGAGTGCTACGGTTGCTACGTTACAGTTGCTAACTACAACGCATTAGACTATTCAGTTCAAACACAGGCAGAGATTGATATTACAATCCAGCCAGATAACTGTGTTCAAGTAGGTGCTACTGCTGGCGTAGGAACAGCTAACTTTAAACAAACTCGCAGTACTAACCTTACCGGCGGTGGCGGTCAGTTAGGCGGTTAAGTAAAATAAAACCCACTCTGGTGGGTTTTTTCTTGACAAATAGTTAACTACGTAGTTTATTTTTTAAATAAATATTATTATGGCCTTTACTCCTACTCAATCGTTATATACTGCTTCGCCGATTACTCTTAAAGATTATCAACATGCCGCACGGCTATTTGTTGACGATCAGTTTAGATTACTACCAAAAACAAAATTTTTATATCACGTGTCATTTAGTATTAACGAAGCGGCTTTAAAAAGTATTGATCTAGTTCAACGACATAGAAACGAAATTAATATGTTAGTTAAGAGCGTTGATCTTCCTAATTTTACTATCAATACAGAAACACTTAATCAGTATAACAGAAAAAAGAACGTAGTAACAGGCCACAAGTACACAGCGGCAAATATTAAATTTCATGACGACAACATGGGATTGATTAATCAACTATGGCAAAACTACTACGCATACTACTTTGCTGATAGTACATCAGCAAAGACCAGCGGCGCTTATAATCGAAACGCTACTAAGAATTTTAACTACATTAAAACAGCATACGGCTTTGACAACGGCAGTACTTTACCATTTTTTAATTCAATTACAATTTATCAAATGGCAAGACATGAGTATATAAGTTACACTTTACAAAATCCAATTATAGCCAGCTGGAATCACGGACCGTTAGATGCTGCCAATCAGGCGTCGCATGACAACTCCGCTACTATTATGTTTGAAGCAGTGGCGTACGGTAATGGTACAGTAACTACCGATGACCCTCCAGGCTTTGGGTCAGAACACTACGATCAAACACCTAGTCCTTTACAAGGTGGTGGACAGGTCAATTCCAGTCCAAGTTTTGTATCTAATGTTAACGTTCAAGGTAACGCTCAGTCTTTTGTTAACAACGTAACTAGCACAATTAACGGATATCAAAATTTACAGAATTTACCAGCGGCGCCAGCTACTAGTTCTGCCAGCAGTTTACTAAACACAGTTCAACAAGGTGTTAGCGGAATACAAGGTATTGCGTTTCCAGTAGCAAACACTATTAGTAATACAGTGACCGCAACAAAAGTTATTCTAGGATTATAACATGGCAAATTTACCAAATTCTGTAACAGGTGATAGTAGTGTTGAGGTTCGTCAATTTTTTGACAAATTTTTTGTTAATCAAATAAGTTTTCCAAGCAACCAAATTGACGCAGTAGTTGGCTTTTTTTTAAAACATGGGTTTGATCCTGACAGCGCAAGAAGCACTAGTATTGTGTTACTTAATCAAGCAAGAACAGATAATATTAACGTGTTTGAATTAGTAGACACATTAAAAAAACTTAGTGAGATACAATTAAGTCAAGTAGTAGCGCAGGTGCTAAACACTTATAGAGAAAAAATTAGTCTCCTGGGTTATAGAATTGCCCCTCTAGCCAACAACTACGAATCACGTAACATTTTAGTTTAATATGGCCAGCAAATTCGCACGTGGTAAGTTTACTATGACTAACCCCGGCAAATACGTCGGACTTAAAACTCCGGTATACCGTAGTAGCTGGGAGTGGAGTTTTATGCGATTTTGCGACACAAACGAAAGTGTACAAAAATGGGCAAGTGAAGCAATACAAATCCCCTACAGAGATCCCCTAACTGGACGTCAAACAGTATATGTTCCAGATTTCTTTATACAGTATGTAGATAAGAAAAATCGTATGATTGTAGAACTTATTGAAATTAAACCAGCTAGTCAAACACTAATTGAACGGGTAGGCAAAAACAAATACAATCAAGCACAGTTTGTTAAAAATCAAGCTAAATGGGCCGCTGCCACAATGTGGTGTAGGCAACAGGGTATAAAATTTCGAATTGTTAACGAAAATGATTTATTTCATCAAGGCGGCGCATAAGTAAAGTATGACTAAAAAACTTGAAGAACTTTTAAATTTGCCTGCTAGTAAGGAACTTATTAAAGCAGAAGAAAAAAAGAAACAAAAAGCCGCCGGCGAAAAACCTGATACATTCTTACGTAGCATGGAAGAATTTGACAAAATTTCAGCTAGTTTGCCCGCAGTCAAGGGACTAGGCGATGCCGCAGATTCAGAGTTTGACGCACTTGCACAACGTGCTACAGATGCTTACGATGACTTAATGGATTTAGGAATGAATGTAGAAGCACGTTACAGTGGCCGAATTTTTGAAGTAGCGGGCGGCATGCTTAAGAATGCTATTGACGCTAAAGCTGCAAAAATAGACAAAAAACTCAAGATGATCGAACTACAGCTAAAGAAAGCTAAACTTGATCAAGATGCTAATCAAGAAGACAACAGTGTTAGTATACAAGGTGATGGTTTTATTGTAGCAGATCGCAACAGTTTGATCGAAAGATTAAAGAATATGAAATAAATACAATACTGGGATTACACAATGAAATCATTTAAACAATATGTCACCGAAAGCAAACAAGTTTACGAATTTAAAGTAAAAATTGCTGGCGACTGTCCAAAAGACAGCGTTACAAAAATTAAACAAGCTCTAGCACAATTCAAAGTAGAATCGTGCTCGGAAGGAAAAAGCACCCCCATTCAAGAAACACAAGTTGACTTCCCAGATCAAAAGAATGTAGGTGTTACAGTATACGATATTACTACAGCATATCCAGCAACTAGTTTACAAATTCGTGATTTAGTAGCTGAATACTGTAGTGTTGCACTTGCTAAAATTAAAGTACGTAATTTACTAGAGCAAGAAGAAGAAGCATTAAATCACGCTAACGACAAACTAACTGGTGAGTCACTATTGGAAAAACCATTAGAAGATGTAGATGGTCAAAAATTAGTTGGCGACAAGCAGGTGATGAGCTTGCTTAAGGAACTTGGTACACGTACAAAGAAGCTAACACAATATAAAGGTGTTAACGAAAAGATTTTAGCAAAGAAAGCCCCGAGTGAAAAAACAGTCAAAGCAGATAAAGTAGTACCTGCGAAAAGCCCGCTTGGTAAGGTTTCAAATCCAGATCCAAGAAAAGGAAAATAATATGAACTTTCAAGATTTATTAGCAAAGATGAAACAGCTTGACGAAAACGAGGTGGCCATGACTGAACCTGTAGACGGCGCAGTTCCTCCAGAAGCATCTACTGAAGTATCGGTTGAAGAATGCGGAATGGATATGATGCCACCGTCTCGTATGGCTGCTCCAAAACAAAGCGATTCAGTAACCATGAATGTTAGTATGAATGGCAGTGGTGCTGGCGGCATCCGTGATTTACTAAATGTTCTAAAAGATATTCAAGACGGGCCAGAACATGACGCACCTGACGCAGACTCTGGTGACCACGATATACTAATTGGTGAGCCTGAAGAGTCGTATGAAGAAGATGTAAATGATGGTGGATTTGGTGGATCTACTAATAACCCTGATCAAATAACATTAGACATTAATGACGTTGTCAACGTTGGCACACCAATTAACGGTGGCGATCATCGTCCACGTCAAGCTGGATTACCAATGGGGAATCCACAGGTTCAAGAAGGCCTAGTTAGACAACTAGCCGCTCATTACGCAGCCGTTAAAGGACGTTAATACTTCCTAGTAACAGTATCAAAAGCACTCTTCGGGGTGCTTTTTTTATGTAAATAAACATATGGCAAAATCACTCGACGGCGTCTTAACCAAAAAAGCGCACACCACTGAAAGATTCTCAGAAGAGCAGATTAAACATCTGCTGGCCTGTGCCGATCCTGAAAACGGTTACTTATATTTTGCCAAACATTTCTTTTATATACAGCATCCTGTTAAAGGCAAGATGCTGTTTCAACCTTTTGAATATCAAGAAGGATTACTACACAGCTATCACGACTATCGTTTTAATGTAAACATGCTTCCACGTCAAAGTGGCAAGACTACATGTGCGTCAGCGTACCTACTTTGGTATTCTATGTTTCACCCGGATCAGACTATTTTAGTTGCCGCGCACAAGTATACGGGTTCACAAGAAATTATGCAACGTATTAGATACGGATATGAATTATGCCCTGATTATATCCGAAGTGGTGTTGTAAACTATAATAAAGGGTCAATGGAGTTTGATAATGGATCAAGAATTGTATCGGCTACTACAACTGGCAACACTGGCCGTGGTATGTCAATTTCCCTACTGTATTGCGATGAGTTTGCATTCGTTCAACCAAATATCGCCACTGAGTTTTGGACTTCAATTAGCCCGACACTAGCAACTGGTGGTCGAGCAATTATTACCAGCACACCCAACTCAGACGAAGATACGTTTGCTAATATATGGAAAGAGTCACAAGACAAGTTTGACGAGTTTGGTAGTGAACGAGCTGATAACTTAGGACGCAACGGGTTCCAC